TTCGCTGTCCGTGGTGATGGTCAGGTCGCCGTCGTCGCCGACCTCGCTCCAGAATAGCCACAGGCCATCGCCGGATTCATCGGCCACGGCAACGAACGGGACGGCGGTCCGCTTGTCGCCATTGATAGCCGCGATCAGGGAGGCGGCTGAATCGGCGGCGCTCGCACCGTTCGTCCACACGCCGCTTGCCGGGGCTGCGGTATCGGCCTCGGCGTAGACGATGCCGCCGATGGTCACAGTCATCTCCGCTTCGCCCGCGCCAGTGAACGCGATGAATGCACTCGCCGGATAGCCCGCGGTCTCCACAGACTGCTGGACTGGATCGACCGATTGGTCGCCAACCTCAAACGCGTCCGGGTGCATGGCGTAGAAATCCACCAACTCGTCTTCGATCCACCGTTTCTGGCCCGTAGCCCAGGAAACGAACTCGCCGGTATTACCCGGGCCGACTGCCTCAGTCTTTGCTGTGATCAGGTACATGGTGTTGCTGCCTCGCAGTATGCTGTGGCCGGCCAGTAGAAGCGGCCGAGGTAGTGGTTTTCGCTGACCTTCGCCGGGTGCTTTTCTGACCAATCGAGGCGAGCCTTGAGATCTTCGTTGATCATGCCCAACTCGTGGATCTGCTGATCCTGCCGGTTCAGGTCGTCCAGCGCCTTGCCGTACAGACGACCAATGGCGTCAATGTTCATCGTCCCGCTCTTTGTACTCCTCCCTCTTCAATCCCTTCATTCATGCCGACAGCCGGGGCTTCCATCCCAACATCCTCGGCCATCGGCGGTTGTACCTGCTCCGGGTTCGCGCGCGGCGGGAACATCGGGCTGGTGTTCTGCTCAATCTCAGGAGATGCCATTGTGCCGGGGACAATGGGACCAGGGGCGACGATGGGAGGAGCATCACGATCCTGGAACCCGGCCGACCGGAGGAGCTGATCGGCAATCGGGGCTATCCCCGGCACGCTGGCTATCTGCATCCCGGCCTGTGTGGCCGAGTAAATCGATTCGATGGTTTTGGCCACCGACTGACTGACGATCTGCTGGATCTGCGCGGCGGAAAGGCTCTCTTTGACTGCCACCTCGCGGGCCTTGATCTCCATTCCGGCCTTGGCAACTGCGTCCTTGATTCGCTGCTCGATCTCATCCTCGCTCGGCACGCTGGCCAGGTTACGGATGACCTCAAGCACTTCCTGCTTGTTCGGCACGTCCATGAGCGCGAACAAGAACGGCATGGTCGCCTCCTGATACCGCTGCGGCATGGACTTGAACGCCTCGGACATGGCGGCTAGTTGCTGCGCGCGGAATGATGGCGTGCTCGGCACGTCCTCCAGGGTGACTTTCAGCTTGGTGCGCTGCACATCGTTGTCGAGCAACTCGACACCGGTGTTCTCGTCGGTGATGGGCACGTTCAGGGCAATCTGGCGCTCGTCCTTGGTGACGGTCTTCGGGATGTTCACCCGCTCGTTCGGCTGCGAATCCTGGACAATCAGCGACAGGAGCAAGTCGCCGACCTGCATCCGGGCTGCCTTGAAATTGTCCAGGATGTCGGTGATCGCCTGCACCGACTGCTCGATAAGCGAGTTGACCGCGATGCCGGATGTCGCGTTGCTCTGCGTGTTGCCCTCGAAGCTGGCGGTGACACCCGAGACCCGCTTGATGCCTTCGCGCGCGTCCTGCAGGCGGTCGAACTGCTGCCGGTTCAGCTCAAAGTTCCGCTCGATGTCGAACCGCGCGCCAGGCTGCGAGGAGACAGCCGGGTCGAGGATGATGTCGGCGTCGGGCCGGCCGACCATCTGCCGGAACTCCTCGTCGTCCTGCACCACAATGCCATCGGTGCGGATAGTGCTGCGGGCGCTCAGCAGCCATTGCATCTTGGAAATGCGGGCGTTCACCTCGTCCTGCAGGAAGATCATGCCCCGGATCATGCCATAGGGCACGCCGGTTCGGTCCTCGCGGAAGCCAAAGAAGGGCACATAGGGGAAGTGATGGTGCCGGTACGGGGTTGGCTCGTCGCTGAGCAGGTGCGGTCCACAGAACCAGGCCAGCCGGACCTTGCCGACCACCGCGTCGATGATCTCCGCGCCCAGGGAGACGGCGATCTGGTGCCGCTCGTCCTTGCGGTCGAACTCAACCACGCGGCCGTCGGGGGTCTTGATCACCTTGACGCGCACCCACTGCCGATACCAGACCTCGAACAGGCACACGCGTCCTGCCTCCAAGTCACGCCACTCCTGCTCCTCGACCGACCAACCACGCTCCATGTCCCAACTCATAGCCAGGTCGGTAGACGTGCCGCCGTCAGGGGTGAGTGTGTCGAAATCGAGCCCCTTCCAACCGCTGCCGACCGAGTTGAGCAAATCCTTGTGCTTCGGGAACATCAGCAACGCCAGCTCGAGATCAGTCCATTTCCTGCGGACCAGGTAGCGGGCATCACTCAGGTCAGGCTCCTTCGCGAGGAAGTCCCAAAAGATCTCGTTGCGGTGGATCGACCGGCATCGGTACGGGTACTTGAACGGGTCACTGTCCCGCGAAACCTCGACCCAGCCAAGGCCGACACCGATTTGGCCACGGAACGCCTCGCTGCAGGCGGCGTCCGCTTTCGCGTGTCGCTCAGCCTGGTTGAGCTTGTGGTTCAGCGCCTCGGCAACCTCGTCGCCGGTCTCGTCGTCGTCCGGGACAACCTTCCAGTCGGTCCGTTGCTTGACCTCCAGGCCCAACACAGCATCGATGGTCGGCTTGATCAGCGGCTCGATTGCCGGGGGGATGCCCAACTCGCGCTGGCGCTGCAGCACCTCGGCGTCCAACTGGTTGCCGTCGTAGTAATCCGCCTCTCTATCTGCTCTCGACCGCCATGCCGGTTGCTGCTGCAGCTGGTCCAGCCAGGTGGTGAACGTGTTCAGGTCGATATGCTTGGATTGGACCGGCATCAGAACGCTCTCCAGTTTGGCGGTGCGACCCGGCGCGCCTTGGGTTTCTGCTCGGCAACAATGGCGCCGAACAACTCGGTGAACACCCAGACGTAGGCATCGGCACGGTTGGGCGAGTGGTCGCCGATGAATCCATTTGTCGTGAACGCTGCAAGCTCGCCCTCAAGCTCCGGGAAATAGCCAACGTGGCGGACCTTGCCGGTTTCAGTCAACGCGGCCACAGGCTCAGCCCGCACAAACTTCCCACGGGTGGCTGTCACCGCCTTGTACGGAGTCCGCGGCCTGGCGGTCTGGATAACGTGCTGCACCATGGCTCCGCCGAAGTTGGCCTCGCCAACAACCAAGTTGGCCTTGAAGCGATCATAGGCATCGGTCGCCACTTTGCCCCAGGTGGCAGGGCCAGCCTTGACTGTCAAGTCGGCGAGCAGGTAGCCGATTCCATCCACGCCGAGGGCGCCGACAGCGATACCAATGGCGTCGTTGTCCGTGTTGTTCACGTCGCCAGAGCCGGACGGGTCCACGCCGATAACGACGCGCAGCATCTCGGGCAACTCATCGCTGTCCAGGACGCGCCACTTGTCGATGTCGCTCTCGTTGAACAGCGCTCCGGCCGTGGCGTCGGCCCAGTCTCCCTCAAGAAACCTCTTGCGCAGGCGAGCGCCGAGCCCCTCGAGCGTCTGCAGGTAGCCGTCGCTCAGGTTCTGGACGTTGTCTTGCGGGCTGATCTTGAAATGGGCGTAGTTCTGCGGGTCGCGGAGCAGTTCGCCGGTGTCCGGGTCCTTCTTGAGCACAAACAGTTTATAGGACCAATGCGCCTTCGATGGTGGGTTGCAGTCGTAGTACATGCGGGTTGCCAGCGGCACGGGCGGCAGGCCGCTGATCTTCTGCTCGGCCTGTTGCGCCAGGCGGGTCACCACGATGTCCCTGGACGATTGCGGAATTTGGCTGCACTCGTTCAGGTAGATCGTGACGAACTCCATGCCGAGAATCTTCTCGGAGCGCTCCTTGTCGTCCAGCCCGCCGAACCAGACCTGTGAGCCGTTCTCGAACTCACAGTACCAGTCCGTTTTGCTGATCGTGTATTTTACGCCGGGGAAACACAGGGCCATCATCTTTGGCCAGGTGTCGAGGACGACCGAGTTCTTGACGTGGTTGAAGCGAAACCGCAGGATGGCGTGGCGGCTCTCCGGAGCCTTGAGCGCTCGCAGGGCAACAGCGCGACAGAGCAGGAAGGTTTTTCCCGAACGCGAGCCACCGAACAGCATGATGTGGCGAGCATCCGAGGCGAGCACAGCCATAGCTTCCTGCTGCTTGGGGGTCAGCGCGAACTCGGCCATCAGATCATTGCCTCTTCCCGGGTGATCTGGACCACGCAACGGTCGCCCTTATCCTCGCCGTGGTTGTCCTCGATACCAAAGACCTTCCGCTCAAGTTCGATGCGTCTGGTCCTGACGTTGGCCAGCGCCTGCAACGTGCTCGCCTTCTCGGAGATGGACAGCGGCACGTCCTTCTCGATGATCTGCCCGAGGTAGGTGGTGATGTACCGCTTGGTCGGCTCGCCATCGTTGCCTCCAAGCTCCTCGACAAACTTCTGCTCGACCTCCTGCAGGCGCACCAAGTCCTTCCGGTGCTCCAGGATCTTGTCGGCCTGGAGTCGAGCATTGACCGCAACAACGTCGCGTTCGGCCTGAGTGGATACCTGAGTGGATACCTCGGCTTTGGATACCAGCGCCTCAGCCCTGGCCCGAACCTTTGCGGAAAGGTCCCGGTCCCAATCATCGCGCTGTGCGCGTTTGCGGATTGCGCCGTGGGTGATGCCATGCCTGGTGGCAATCTCGCGCAACGAAAGAACGCCGGCCCGATACTCGACCTCGATCTTTTCCCAATCGATCTGTTTGCGCTGTGTGTCTCTTGCCATATCCCAAAACCAAAAAAGCCCGGTTCGAGAGCAGAGAAATCCCTGTCTCGAACCGGGCAGTACCAGGCCGGACAACCATCGCCGGCGCGGCCTTGTGTGCGGTCCTGCGATAACTATACCACGATTCCAGCGGCTTGCAAGAATTTACATTGTGCCAGACAACCATGCACAAGCGGTCATCTTTTTTTTCATCTTTTTATGTCCAACGGGTCTTTTTTTGTTTACATGATAATGCCCATCGGGTATATATGTAATCAAGAACAGGGCAGGAAGGACAGCCATAAAATCAACCAGAGGAGAAATAAAATGAAAGCATACTACCTGCAGAAAGCTGATATGATCTGGCCGATCCATGGAGTGAACAGTATCTCTGAGGCCCGCGAGCTGGCCGAGATGATGCGGCGGGGGTAGGGCATGGCCGATCATGTTCCTGGCGCCTGGAAAATGATGGAGGCGGCATGGCCGCAGCACGACTGCCCGGACTGCGGCGCGGATTGCAGCATCATATGGGGCAATATGTGGGACCACGGCTTTGCTTTCTGCCCCTGCTGCGGCTGGGAAGGGTATTTGACCACCTCGACCTGCGCTGAGGATGTTCCCGAAATCTGTTTCGGGAACATGGGGAAGAAACAAAACTGTAAGTGAATATCTGTTGAATACTCGGTAGATATTCGAGCTAAAATTATTTGCGCACAATTCCGAGCAAAACCTCGGGATGGTTCGGGCACGTCGATTTTTTCTTTCGTCGTGCTCTTTTTTTGTTGTTATCTATAACCCAACGGGTTATAAAAGAATCAACGAAAGGGGCAATGAAGCCCGAACGA